TGCTGGCTTGCTGAACCATCTGGTCATAGCCAGGAATGGCGCGACGAAGCTGCGCTTCAAGCTGCGTTTGCTCGGCAGCGGTCGTTTGCTTGGCCAACTCGGTGGCAGGTTCGAGCGATGCGATGTTCTGTCGAATCGCTTGCTGCTGTTCGCTGGCGAAATCGATTGGCTTAAGCTCTGGAATCTTCGGCTTGCTGCCTTTACCGAGCAAACCGCCAAGCAAGCTCGAAGCACCCAAGATTGCCGCACCACCTAGAATAGCTCCCATAAATCAAAAAACCTCCTTCACAAGACGATTGCCATTCTCAATCGAGAATACCTTTTCAGGTTCGTGACGCTGGATGTTCATGGTAACCAGACGCGCAACCTTCTCCTCGGGAAAAGCTCGCTCGTTCTGGAAGCAATGAACCCACACACGCCGCAAAGTATCCACCTTAAAAAGTTCTCCTTCACCAATCGTCATCACGCCATGCAACGACGCCCATGTATCAGCGTACTGGCGCAATGCTTGAACCGACGGAAGATGGATTTCATAACCGAATCGCTCGGTGCATTCCTTGGCCGACGCTTCAGCATCTTTCTTGACGTAGACCTTCACCGAATCCTCAACGACAGCTTTCGGAAGATATCCGTAGGTGGAGCAATCAGCGACGTACTTGTACCGTTCGCGATACCCTTCAATCGACTGCTTCCAGTTCGGATCAGTCGCACCCTGCTCATGGATTCCAAGACAGTCGGGTTCCAACGAGAAAAGGACCGACATGAATGCCGATCCGAATCTTGGAAGACCGCAAATCTGGAAAAGTTTACCCATATTTTTCAGAACCATTGGTAGAATCCACCGCCGTTCAATCCGACGCCGACCATGCGGATCGTATGCACCGCATCGCCCATGTACTGCATCGTCTGCTCCTGCACAGCTTGAATGGCTTTGGCTTCGTAGGCCACAGCTTCCTGAATCAAATCGTTCTCTTCCTTGCGAATCGCCATGACCATCAGTTTGATGGCGTCAGGACACGGAGGAATGAGGTAGTCATTGACGCTCGTCGCATTGATATGGCGCATCTTCGCCATGACCGTTACCGGCTTGTCAGCCTCGTTGTTGCAACGGTCGGCCAAGTAGCTGCGGCGATACTGAGGCAATGTCTCGTCAGGATCGTAAACCGCCAAATCAGTCTCCAGTAGAGTCGTCGCATCATACTCGTACAAGCGGCTGACGGTGTTCGTCGCCTCGCGGATGACTCCGGTCAGCTCGATGAACTTCTTGGTGGACTGAACGTACGGCAAAGCGAGCGTCAGCTTTTCTCCGTCGATCCAGACGCCGCCCGATTGCGTCCTGATCCATTGTCCGTTCTGATCGACTCCTTGGAGAGTGATGGTTTTGCCAACGTCCGAAGCATCTCCAGGGTAGACTCGTAGATAGCTGTTAGTGCCACCAGACATGTCGCGGTAAGAAACCACAGTACCACGATCAATAAGCTGCTTTCCAATGCAGACTTGATTGCCATTGAGGAGTCCATATCCGGTTTCCTGAAACTCGAACCATTGATTACGAACCGTTCCGACCCCGCAGCAATCGGCCACAGCTTCGATGGTTTCGATCTGTCGCGGCCAAGTGATGCACCCGCCGACGGTGTGGATCGTGAACCGACCGTAAGCACCCGCCCACAGACCCTTATGTAGAAGCCTTCGACACGCCTGATTGATGTAATCATAAACGCGCGAATCATCGACACATACGCCGATGACGCGAGCGATAGTCGAGCGGATGTCCTGAACAATCAGTTTCATTTGGTGTAGTAGACTCGCGTCGTACGCTTGATGAAGTAAACACCGTAGAACGGAGGCAAGTTATTGTGGGCAGCACCGCCGCCGACAGATCCGGTTGTACTGGCAGTCTTCGGAACTCCTCCATTGAACGAGTAGCTCGGATTGCTGTCTCCACCGGCTTCCTGCGTGAAGGCATCCCAAAACACCGCTGGTTTTCCATCGGAATCCAGCGTGTGCAGATGAGCAGGGATTTCTCCGGTTACCAGCGTGTGCTGATCTTCGCCAGCAACGGCAGTAGTCGTGACTTTGCCCTGAACAACGACCGCGCCACTTGCAGCAAACTGTCCAGCACCAACCGGAAACCGAGCTTCAAACTCAGTATCCACCTTCCACATCGCACCAGTAAAATCCGTTGGAGTATTTGATGTGCCATCACCGCCGTCGTACGAAAGAAGATCGGTGGTAGTTCCAACAAAGATGCGCCGTTCAGAGCTGTTGATTGGAACTGGATTTTTGCGTGTCCAATATCCCTGATTGAAAACCCACCAGTTTCCATCCTGATCCAACCACGGATAAACCTGATTGTTCAGCGCGGGGGTAGTCGGACCAAAGTTGAAGAACGAGTTACCAATCGTGCTATTAAAATTGGCCTGACTGCCGCTGATGATATCGTTGGCCAACTGCTGGTAGTTGGTCGGGCAATAGCCTATCGGAAGGCTAGGCGGCGTCAGCGAGATGAGCGTTAGGTTTGGCATAGTCTATCAGGTAGCGAGCGGATTGACCTGCTCGGATGTGTACGCGAGCGGATTGGCGTCGCAGACATTGAGCGGTGTACAAGCAGGATACACCGTGCGGCACTCGCCAACAGCAGGTTCCTGAACGTCGTAAGCATGAACTCGAATGCTCTTGATACGGCAATAGCCTGTAATCGTGAGCATCATCTGAACCTCGTAAAGATTTCGTCCCGGTGTGCTGATCGTGTCGATGCACGGCAGATCCGATGGAGTCGGAAGCCGCATCTTCGGGCGATACTGAGGCTTGAAATTCGTCAGCGGACAGAGGCTCTCGCAGAGTGTAACCGGCGCGCATTCGGCCCAATCGGCCCACTCCAACCAACCAGGATACTGGTCAGGTCGATATTCCGCATTGAACGAGACATCGCCCTCAAGCGAATCGATGAAGATGTCGCCGGAATCCAATCGCTTCAGCCCGAACGGCACCTCGAAATTGTAAGCGCGAGTCTGGATGAACCACTGAATCTCTTTCTTACCCTCACCAAGGTTGTAGTCGAACTTGTCCGACTTGGTGATTTCCCAGATTTGAATCGTTTCGTCCGATCCGCGAGCAATCGCAAAGCACCTGTCGCCGTAGGAATTCTCGGTCTTGAGAACCTGAAGCACGTTGAGTCCAGTCCAGATACCGGCCCATGCGGGAGGGAACTTCTTGCGAAGCGAGGTAATCAGATCGAAGTCCAGAGACAGCAGCGACTTGTGGATTACGCCATCGCTTCTGAATTGCGGCTGCGAAGTCATCAACAACCGATTGTCGAACACGACCGCAGAACTAGCCCACAAAAGACTCGTCTGATCGTTGTCGGTTACATTCAACACCTCGTTGCTGATTGGCGTATTTCCCCAGTCATTGAACGACCTGCGAGCGATGATGAACGAACGAACGCCATCAACAGAACGGTAGAAAACGTCGCCATTGACGGTAATTGCCGACCGAGAGCCAAGTGCGCCACTGGTCAGCAAACTGATGGCCTGAATCGGATAATTCAGGCTCTTCCAAGCATCACGATCAACTGGAGCATTTACGCTGAAGACGTATCGAGGCGTGAATATGAGAAGCGGTCCTTGCCCCAGCGACGTATCTGGATTGCCGGGGATGGCCATTGCTGTGATGCCTCCTGAATCCGACGGAACCGCGAAGTCTCCACCTTCATTGAGGAAGGTGTTCTCGGTTTCCTTGAGAACGCTGGCTCGCGTTCCATCGCCGTAAACGATGTCCGTCGCTCGGAATGAGAATCCATTGGGAAGCGAGTACCAGATCCGGCCATTGACGTAGGCCATGATTCTGCCGCACTTGATTTCGTCATCAGCAGCACGACGGAGATTCGTTCCATTGAAGATCAGCGGCTTGCTGAATCCATCTTGGATGACGACAAAGTTCTCGGCTTGAACCATCCATCCATCGAGCAGATTGGACGGATTCTCAAGATCGGTTGAAACGGTCAGGTTCTGCGCCTTATTCTGCGCGCAGTCGTAAAGCCACACTTTACCACTGATCAGCATCAGGATGAACGTGCGTCCATCATCGGCAATGTATGGAAGCGCGCATTGGAACGTGCCTGTCAGGGCTTGAGGTCCGTAGCACTCCTCCGACCATCCATCAGCGGTGACGTTCGTCTGGTCGGCGGTAATCTCGGCATTGTCTGCCGTGATAGTGACGCACAAGTCGTAATCTTTCTGAACGAAGCCGGGGCGTGGGGAAACGAATCCCTGCCGGAAGCTCGCATTGACGGCGAACGAAACCTGATTCTTGTCCACCTCCGAAGGCATCACGCCAGCATCGATGCCACCCTCAAAGGTGACAGTACCGTCCGTGTACCTCCTTGGCGCGCGTTCGCTCATGGATCAGAGAGTATCGATACGCTCAATAGTTAGCGAAGAATACTGGACAACATTGACATTGTTGATGTCCTGAATGTACGCAAACAACTCAAAGTAATCAGTGTTTGCCGCAGTAACTTTCTCAACATGAGACAAAACGATTGGCGCAGTCTGATTCGTTGAAACTGAATTAGCCAAAGCAACAATTTGAGTTTGATTGATTACAACGCCATTCTTTTTAAGAATAACTTGAACGTTTGAAGTTGTTCCATTGCCTTGCGCGTGAATGCAAGCTGTAACCTTAAAGTATCCCGTGTTGAGTGCGGTGTACCGTCCAAGTGCCGCATTCCACTGAGCATTGACTGAAGGTTGGCCAATGGGTGTTCCAACGAATAGCTGCCTAGTTCCGCTATTCGTCAAATTAGCAATAGAACCAGTAACGTAAGCAAACTCTCTCGTCATCGGAGTTGAACCCGAATACGAAATAGTAATATTGCCAGCAGAGTTTGTAACAACAATAGGAGATGTGGCTACAATCTCTTTGTGAACATAATTGGTTCCGTCACCAACAAGAATTTTGTTGGCAGCGGGAGCCGTAGTCAGATTCGTTCCACCTTTGGAAATCGGAAGCGTTCCGGTGATATCAGCAACAGGAACAGTCGCAGAAGTGGAAACCGCACCAAAACCAGCAGATCCTTGGGTTTTTACATACCCAGGCATGAACGAATTGAGAGCAACAGCACTCGGAAGCGAAACGTCAGGAACTCGAACAACGTAAGTTCCGCCGAATGGCGCACC